ATACTGCATCGCAAACCCTTCTTCTTTCATTAGAGGAAGGGGTTTTGCTTTTACCTTCGTTTACCGATTACTTACTTGTGATTCAAAACGAAATTACATTAGAAATATTTGCGGTTATTCCAACGCTAATAAGCACCAATGAGAGAATCTCTACTTTGTCAATTAGTACAAATGCAGATGATGCCGTTAATGGCAGTATTCTCATCACTGATGGAGGCCGTTACAACTACGTTATTTATGGTCAAAATTCGAGTACTAACCTTGATCCTACTGATGCTGATGTGGTTGGAGAGATTAAGCGTGGCTATATTGAATTCAATACGCTAACTCAGTACTTTGACCAACCAACACTAACCATCCCAAACGATATAGAATACAATGGCTAATCTAATAGACGAAATAAAGCAAAGAGTAGGTGCTACTCAAATAGAGATGGCGAAGTACGTCAAGATTGCGCCGATTGAGATTGAAGATAGAAAAGGATGGGTAAGTTATGGAGAGGCAAATGCCTTCCCACAATACTTGATTGAATTATATAATGAGTCACCCATTCACGGTGCACTTGTTAACTCGATATCTTATATGATTGCAGGACGTGAAATGACTGCATCAACAACGCAAGCAGTAAGTGAAATAAAAAGATTGTCACTTGACAAGATTGTCAATGCTACTGCATTAGATTTGAAGCTTCACGGAGGCTTTTATTGGGAGGTGATATGGTCAATGGATAGAACAACCATTGCACAAGTTAATCACTTGCCATTTGAGAACTGTCGTTTAGCGTGTAGTGATGAAGATGATTCAATCACTGGAGTGTGGTATAGTCGGGATTGGAGTGATATGAGGAAAAAGAAAAATGTTCCTAACTACATTCCAATGTTTAACGAAGAACATAAAGACGCATTGCCAAAGCAAGTTCTTTTCGTTCATCATATGATGGTTGGAAGTGAGTATTATCCGAAACCTGATTACGTTGGTGCTATCAATGAGATAGAAAAGATGAGGCAGCTAAGTGAGTATCAAGTTAACTTGATTCTTAACGGATTCTTCCCCTCATTAATCGCATCTTTCAACAATGGTATACCTTCTTTAGAAGAACAACATATGATAAAAAATCAGCTTACTGCATCCATTCAAGGTGCTGAAAATGCTGGCAAGGTGTTGACCTTCTTTAACGAAGAAAGAGATAGAGGAGTGGAGTTTACTCCGTTTCCTGTATCCGATATGGATAAGCAATTCACCACGTTGGTAGATCAAGCGGTTGAAAGCATTTTAGTAAGCCATCGTGTAACGTCACCTTTACTTTTTGGTGTAAGAGATGGCGGTGGATTGGGTAGTAATACCGATGAAATGAAAACTGCATTGCGCATCTTTTCACGTCAAGTAATTGATCCATTCCAAAGATTAATTACAGATGCAGCTGAAAAACTATTAGCATCATTTGGAGTAGTTGCAAATTGTACCATAGTGCAAAATGATTTACTTACTGATGAAGTTGCAACTGATGCAGGAACAACAACAACTTCAGTTGACGTTGCAAGTCAAGCGTTGAATGGCGCACAAATTGCATCACTCCTTGAAATCATTGTGCAGACAACTGCAAATGTATTAACAATCCCATCTGCAAAGGCAATCACAAAGGCATCATTCCCGATGCTATCCGATGTGCAGATAAGTGAGATTTTTGATAACTTATCCAATGTTGTTATTGATCCTACGCAAGTAGTTCAAAAAAAAAAAGTAGTTGCGGATGATGAGTTAGATGCAATAGCTGAAGAACTAATCCAACTTGGAGAGGATGCAAACGAAGATTGGATTTTAATTGATGAATATGATGTTGACTATGATGAAGATGATAGCGAAAATGAAGCTATCTCACACATCTTTGATGCAGTCGAAATTCATCAAGTGAGTACGGGAACGGCAAAGCCAAATGCGACAAGTGAGCAGGATCAAACCATTGACGAAAGAAAGTATTACACACGTTATAAATACAGCGGTAAAATAACCGATGTGTCAAGACCATTTTGTACTAAAATGCTACAAGCTGACAAGCTTTATAGAAAGGAAGATATAATGGCAATGGGCAATAAAGCAGTTAATCCAGGATGGGGACCCAATGGGGCTGATACGTATAGTTGCTGGTTGTACAAGGGCGGAGGCAACTGTGGCCATGTTTGGTCCAAGCAATTGTACATAAGTGCTAAAGGATTTGGATTAGATTTGAATAACCCAAATGTCCGCACGCAAGCTTGGGCAAAAGCTGAAAAGGCAGGCTATAAAGTTCGCAATAACTATTTAGTAGAACGCAGGCCAATTGATATGCCATACAATGGATTTCTACCCACAAATCCAAGATTCGGAAACAAATAAAAATTAAGAAAATGCCAATACCACAAGAGATATTATTAATCAACGAAGATTATATAAAGAAGTTCACTCCGTTAACGGATGCAGTTGATCCGAACCTTATCAGACCTGCTATTTATCTTGCGCAGGATAAGTATTTGACCAACTTTTTGGGTACAAATTTGACGGTGAAATTGAAGGCTGATGTAAGTGGTGGCACGTTGTCGGGTGACTATGAAACATTACTCAATGAATACGTGTTAAAGGTTGTGTTGTGGTGGACTATGGTGGAACTTTATCCATCATTATTGTATAAGCACGATAACGGAAACTTGGTAAGCAGACAAAGTGAGGACACTACACCGGTCACAAAGAGCGAGATGGAATCATTGAAGGAGGCAGCACGTCAAAACGCAAGATGGTACACCAAACGAATGGTTGATTATTTGTGTTTTAATTCAACGTTATTCCCTGAGTACACCAACAATACTGACAACAACATCTTTCCCGATCGTAACCCATACGGAAAGAGCAATTTTCTAATCTCAAATTCATATAAAGAATGGCGCAACAAGTGGTCAATAAAAGACTTTCTACCCCCATCGTACTAAAGCGAAAGGAGTATGAAAAGCTATTGAAGCAATACTTAAAAAAGTAAAGTTGTGGTTGTTAGGTGTTGCTACTGTCTTTTTGCCAATCAAAGAACTGATGATTACAATCGGTTTTTTGGTGGCAATGGATATGGTTGTTGGTATCTGGAAAGCTATCAAATTAGGCCAAAGAATTAGGTCACGCAGGATGAGTGATACCATCACTAAACTTTTGTTGTATCAAATTGCAATTGTAAGCGGATTCTTAATTGAGACCTATGTGATTGAACAACTTATCCCCATCACAAAGTTGATAGCAACGGTGGTAGCCATCATTGAATTCAAATCAATTATTGAATCAATTGAGTCAGTGACTGGAAAGGATTTGTGGAGTAAGATTAAGACAATCATAGGTAGAAAGAGCGAAGATATAACCGATGCTATGACTGATGGAAAAGATAAGTAAGTACGTATCATATAAAGAGGTAACTTATAGCAACCAAGCGAATGCATTACGCATTGGCAATGTTCCTAATGCAGAACAATTGCATAATCTAAAGTTAGTTTGCACCAACATTTTTGATAAAGTTCGTGAGCATTTCGGAAAGCCTATTGGTATCTCATCAGGATTCAGAAGCATCGAACTTAATACACGCATAGGCGGTTCAAAAAGTTCGCAGCATATGGAAGGTAAAGCTTTGGATATTGATGCGGATATATTTGGTGGCATAAATAACAAAGAGATATTTGATTACATCCGAAAAAATTGTACATTTGACCAACTTATATGGGAGTTCGGAAGTGAGAACGCACCATCTTGGGTACACGTAAGTTACAATAAAGAAGGAAATAGAGGTCAGATATTACGTGCGGTCAAGAATGGTGGTAGAACAGTATACCAACCATTCTAAAATATATGGCAGCTGAAAGTCAAAAAACAAAAATCGCAAGAGAATTGCGTGAGCGTTTCCCTGATACACCAACTTTAACATTGGCAAAGAAGTTAAGCAAAGAACACTTTGAAATGTTCCTTGGAGTAGAAGATGCAAGGAGTATATTGCGTAGAATTGAAGGAAAGAATGGTGTAATGAATCGAAAACAAACAACTGATAAATCATTGTACACATCAGAGGAAAGACCACGTAACCCATTCAAGTTACCGAAGTCATATGCTAAAGGTCGCAAGCATATTGATATCAAAGGAAAAAAGATTTTAATCTTATCCGATATTCACATTCCATACCACGATATTGATGCAATTTCAGTAGCCATTCAAACGGGATTAGATGAAGGAGTTGATACAGTTGTGCTGAATGGTGATGCATTGG